AACATTTGACGATGAATACGGTGTCAACAATTATGCTGACGGCTGGAACATGGACAACATTAAATGGTGGTGCTATCCACCAAAGGAGGACTGATTATGTTACAAATAGTAAAGAATTGTATCAGTTGGTTTAAAAGAAACAGAAAGCCAGACCTTCGTGACAAGTGTGTTGAAATGTATGGAGAAGAGTTTGGTGAAATTTATGACAATATGGCAAATGGTATTCCTGTTGGTGGATTTACAGAAACCGCATACTATATAAAGTTGATTGAAGAAGCAAGAAAGGAGGACTGATTATGGATAAACAAGATTTTCAAGACCTGAAAGGAAGGCTTGCCGAATTTGCTAAGAAAGCAGCAAAAGAAGCACATGACGATGAGGACATCCAAAAGTTGGCTGAAGGCTGCATCTGGATTGGAGCAGTCTGGCTTGCAAGAGCGTGCAACATCAAAGGTGTCAAAGACGATGCTTTGGTGGCTGAACTTCAAAAGAAAGGAGGGCAAGATGACTGACCAAACTTTAAAGGCAGCCCAAGACATCAAGCGTATCATCGCAACGCTTGAGAGCGAGTTGGAGAAGTTCGGCAATCCAAGACCAATACAGGGAATCAACGTGTTCCTGCCGAACTGCGGAAATCTCATTGAGGACGTGCGCAAGGTATTTGAGGAATACAAAGAAGAATATCAAGAAACATTTAGAAAACTATGACGATAGAACTGGCATTAGCATTGGGCTGCATCATCGGCCTCGCAGTCGGTCTGTTGATTGACCGCAACGCAAGGCGTGAACGTGACGAAAAGATAGCGGAACTTGAGGGAGAACTCAATGTCAGCCGCAATGTGGTGAAGTCGCTGAACGAGGACAACGTGAAATTAAGAAAGGCGAGGAAGCATGGCGGGAAAACTGAGTGAGCCGGTCTACTTGCAGACCCAGCGAGAGAAGAAACTCATGGCCGAGCGGATTGCATAGCAACGCTGCCATAAGAAACCCTGGTATTTAACGAACAAGAAGAACAATGAACACCAAAAGAGCAATTGATATCTTGCAGACGCTACGCTACACAAGCATAGCGGCAGAGGGATGCACAGGCGAGGCTCTGGGCTACGCCATCGGCATCCTTGAGGACAGGCTGGTGCTGCCGAACATCGACAGCATCATCAAGGCCGTATCCCATGAGACCCACATCAGCGAGGAGGAGATGATACATCGAGGCCGCAAACGTGACATTTCCGACGCACGGGCAATCGTAAGCTGGTTGGCCTATCACTACACACCGATGACGCTGAAGGCCATCGGCAGGAGACTTGGACGGGATCACGTCATGGCCATCCACTACAACCGCAGTGCCGACGAGTGGCTGAAAGACCCTAAACTGAACTTCAGCGCAGTCAGTATCATCAAGAAAATCGCAAAGGAACTGGAAGATGCTTAACGGATTTCAGACACAAACCGAGCCGCTCACCGAGTATGAGCGTGACACCCTGCTGCCTGTCATCTGCCGAGGGTTGCGCAACAAGGTCGGCGAGAAAATGGCCATCACCAACACCGCCATCACGAAGGCCATGCGTGGCGCTGGCTACCAGCTGACCGAGGCGAGATTGAGAAAAATTATTAACCACATACGCACCACCGGCATGGTCAAGTGGCTCATCGCAACCAGCAAGGGCTACTACATTGCCACCAGCCGCCAGGAGATGGAAGACTACATCGGCTCATTGCGTGGCCGAGAGGAAGCCATCAGGGCTGTGCGTGAGAGTATGGAACAACAATTATTGAACTGATATGAGTAACAACGAAATGACATGCTGCGACAATGTGCAGTGCCCGTCGCATACTGCTTGCCTCCGATGGCAGCAATGGCGTGACGGTGGTAAAGGTTTCCTCTATGCGGTGACCTTCGCACCCAGGAGCAAGTATGCACAGCGATGCAGGCATTTCAAGAAAGGAGAATGATATGGCTGGTTACATCTATGCGGTTATCAAAGGGGAGCAAGCCCTTGACAAGTATTGTGAGAAGCGGTGGGGTGAGAGACCACGCTTCATGGAGAGTTTTGCACACATCAATGATGTGACTATTGAGCGCATCGAGGAGATGTCTCCAACCGATGACGGGTACAAGCAGTACTTCATCCTGTACATGGTTGACCCCAAAAGTGAGAGTCTATTAACAAGTTACACCCAAATAAGAACCCAAGTACATGAAGCTATCCGAACTGGTAAGGCTCGCTTGCTCACTGCGTGACGAGAACGAGATGGAGAATGATCCCGAAGTGTTGATAGAGGAAGAGGATGGAGTGATGTTTGATTATAAAGTCGGATATATGCCTGAACAGTTCGATGGTTTTGAAACAGCATACCCTGCTTTCATCAAGTTGGAAATTAACTACAACAAGCCGTATGATTAACAAACTACAAGAGACAATACAAGGCTCACTCCATTACATCATAGGCATTGACCCTGACGTGAAGAAGAACGGCGTGGCCATCGTGGAAAAAGAGACAAAGAAACTTGAATGCGCTGCGCTCACCATCGGTGACACGTTGGACTACCTGGAATGGGTGGCCAAGCGTGCCACCGAGAGCGGGGCATCCGTCAAGGTCTATATCGAGGCAGGCTGGATGAACCGCACGAACTGGCACCTGACCAAGTGGGACAACCAAGGCCAGGTCGTTGCAAAGGGTGTGTCCCAGGGGCGTAACGAACAGGTCAGCCGTATGCTCGGCGAGATGTGCCAGTATTACGGCCTCGACTGGATGCACATCAAGCCGCTGCGCAAGGTGTGGGGTGGCCGTGACCGCAAAATCACCCATGACGAGCTGTGTGCCGTCACGGGACTGGTGTACGGCAGAACCAACCAAGAGATGCGGGATGCCGCACTCATCGCATGGGTTCACGCGGGACTACCTATCTAAGCACTTTTTCTTTTCATATGTCTTTTTGTTTATAGTAATGTTTACAGTAACCTGAGCCGCTATCGTCGCGATGATGAGAGCGGTTTTTTATTGAAAAGTTTGGAAAATGTTTGTATAGTTTGTAATTTTGCGGAAATATGGAGGGTTAACTATGGCAAAGATAGACAAGTACGGCCTTAATATCAAGCAGCGCAAGTTCGCTGACCGCTATCTCATCAACGGCAACAACGCCGCTGAAGCATACCGCTTTGCCTACAACCCCGAAGCAGACGATAAAACGGCCACTGCAACTGGCTATAAAATAAGAATCAAGAGTGCAGTAAAGGCTTATATTGAGAAGCAGCAGGAAGAGAATCAGGCAATTGCAGAGGAAAAGCAGTATGCAACAAGGGAAGAGCTCATCAAGTTCTGCACCGAAATCGTGAGAGGCGAACGTGACGAGGTGGACTTCACCGTTGAGACCGATTCAATGTCAACGATGGGTAACTCGTCATCCACAAAGACAAAGCGCATCAGCAAGCAGTGGGCAGCAGATATGCTCGTCAAGCTGCTGGGTGCGGATAAGGGCGCATCGGCAAACCAAAACAACGTCATCATTGAGGAGGTGGACTAATGGCCATCGTTTCCCAACATAGGGTACAGGTCAAGCGCACGAAAGTGTACCGCTTTACCAAGGATGCCATCAAGAAGGGCAAACGTCTTGTTGCCAACCGTGGCGGCACACGATCTGGAAAGACCTACAGCGTGATGACGCTGCTTATCGTCCTTGCGCTAAAGGAACGTCACGCCATTGACGTGGTCAGCGAGAGCAACCCCCATCTCAAGCGTGGCACCCTGCACGACATGGACGAGATACTGACAGCCATGTCACTTGTTGAAGGGGCACACTACGAACACAACCGCACCGACCAGGTTTACGCATTTCAAAACGGGAGCGAGATTAGATTCTTCGCTGCCGACAACTGGGGCAAGGTAAAAGGTTCACGGCGTGATATCCTGTTTATCAACGAGGCCAACCGTGTAGAGTGGGAAATCTTCAGACAACTGGATGTGCGCACCACTGGCACCATCATCATTGACTGGAACCCCGACAGCGAGTTTTGGTATGAGAAACAGGGACTGAATCTGCGAGAGGACACCGTTGAATCGGTTACCACCTACTTGGACAACCCGTTTCTGGGGGCTACTCAGATAGCCGCTATCGAGGCGTACAAGAGTGATGAACGATGGTGGAAGGTGTACGGGCTTGGGCAGATCGGCACACACAAAGGTCTCATCTATACCAACTGGACGCAATGCAAGGAGATTCCAGACAATGCCCGACTGGTCGGGCGCGGCCTTGACTTCGGCTATAGAGCAGACCCAGCCGCCATCGTAGCGGTATACATCATGGACGGGGAACTCTATCTTGACGAGGAACTCTACGAGCCTGGGCTGACCAATGACCGCATTGCGCAAGCCTTACGGGGGAAGAACGGCGTGATTGTGGCCGATAGTGCCGAGCCGAAAAGCATTGACGAGATAAAAGCCTTCGGTGTTCGCAACATCGAGCCATCCGTCAAGGGTGCCGATTCCGTCCGCAACGGCATCCAAGTTGTTGAGCGCTATCGGCTGAACGTGACTCAGCGCAGCCTCAACCTCATCCGTGAACTGCGCAACTACAAGTGGGCAGAGGATAAGGTCACTGGTGAACTGAAGAACGAGCCAGCCAAGAACGAGCATTTTGACCATGCACTTGACGCGCTGCGTTATCTTGTGTCAAGCAAGTTGCAGCAGAGGCGCAGGGGAACGGCCAAGTCACACTTAACGAAACTCTATTGATGGACATAAACACCACATACGGCTATTGGCGGGTGATTGCAAGGCATTGCCGTTATACCATCCCAGAAGGGTTTGAACGACCCGCCTATATCGGCGAGACGCCATGCCCCGAAGACCTGTCGGCACTGACCATCGGCCAGCTCATTGAGATAGGCGAGGCCAACGGCGCAGAGACCGACTACCGCATCGTGGAAATCGTGCTGGGCATGGACAAGGCAGAAACTGACCAATGCCGTGCTACCGAGGTGGTGGCGTTCCTGTCATGGATTGGCAGACAGGTCAAGCGCATCAATAAGTTGTTTGAACAGGTGCAGACCAAACCAACCGCCAAGGAGAAACAGGCTGGCGTAGAGAACCTCCAGTTCGGCTTGTTCGGTATCCTGGACTGGTATGCCAAGCGCATGGGCATCACCAACCATGACGATGTGTTGACCGTTCCGTGGCTGCGCATCTACAAGTGTATGGACATGGACAACAAGACGGAACGCTACCAGCGACGATTAAACGAGATTTCAATGCAAGAAGCAAGGAGGAAGAAGAAATGACGATAGACCAAGCAATAAAGGGCATCTGCGAGGAGTATTTCCCGCAGTTCACCTACATCTTTGACGATTGGTGGGATGTTGACCAAGCCGTGAGCCGTGCCAAGCTGCCCGCCATTGCGCACATCCTGCCCATCGGCGGGAGTATGCGTGTACATGAACGCACAGGCCGCATCTATGACCATGAATACGTTTCCATCGCATTCGTGGACAAGGTTGTCCGTGACGCATCAGGCGAAGACCAGCGAGAGGTGTTTGAGCGCATGAAGGAAACCGCCAAGGAGTTCATCCGCATCGCAAACGCAAGCGGGCATTTCTCCGCTGTGCTGGCATGGAACTACGATGTCATCTACAACAAGCTGGCAAGCATCGTCACTGGTGTGATGCTCACGCTTGAAATCGAGGATAACGGCTCATGCTGAACGATGGAACGGTCATAACGGGTGCCACTATTTCCCAGATTCTCACCGAGGAACTGGGCACGCTGCGTTCCACGATCATCAACAACATCCGTGCCACTGGTCAGTGGGCATCGGGCAAGACGGCAGATTCAATGGCCGTGATGGTGTCGGGGTCTATTGGCGAACTCGTTGGCCGCAGGGCGTTCGGCACGCTGGAGACAGGCCGCAGGGGTGGCCGGGTGCCGATGGGATTCACTGGTATTATATACGACTGGATGCAAGCCAAGGGAGTCCATGCCCAACCCATGCCGTACAAGACGAGCCGACCCCACAAGTACACCGAGCAGGAACGTGGAGACCGCACGATGGCATACTTCATCGCCAAGACCATCCGCAGGGATGGAACGAGGCTTTACAGGGAAGGCGGCAGAGACGATGTCTATAGTCGGGTGATACCGACTACCATCGAGCGCATCAACTCACGTCTGAGCGGCATCTATGTCGCTGCAATCGCATCACAAATCAAACTCAATACAAAGGAGAGATAATATGGCTTACCAAACAATCAACGGAATCATGCTTGAGTACCCGGATGACCCGTGCCTCGTATTCAATCCGTGCAAATTCACGCTCACGGGCAACCTCGCACGCACTCGTGTCTATGTCAGTCACGGAGGCCAGTCTTACAACGCGACATACCAGACCCCTACTGGCGGCACGCTGGATTTGCGTGAATTCATGCAGTCCTTCTTTGACGGGCTGAATATGGGCAAAGACCTGGAACAAATCAACGATTTCAAGGTCAGCGAACTCGGCAAGAATGTCAGCCTCACGATTTTCGCATTGTCAAGTGTCGGCGCAACACTGGCTCAGTTCAACATCAGTGTCTTCTGCGTTTGGGGAGGTACTGCCGTAGGCGAGAATTACGAAACCTATCTCAGTCCTGACCACAGGCGGCTGCGTTGGTTTAAGTCGTTCCCGTTCACGGTGGGCATCTACACTGAGACGGCACGGTCTATTGTCTACAGCGACGGCGGTGCCAACATCCGAACCATCGCACTGAGCGGCAAAGGCGTGTACAACATCCTCATTGACGAGGCTGGTTCTACCGACAAGGTCATACTGAGTGATGCCGTATCCCCGTACACCGAGCGCTACGTCATTGACATTGACGAGGAACACACCGAAGGCGTGTATCTGCGCTGGGTAGACCGTCACGGCTTTTGGCATTACTGGCTTTTCAAGGAGGGAGACCCGAACCGACAGGCGGAATCACGTTTCGGTATGTGGAATCGAAACGACTACAGCAAGCACCACCACACCTACGGATGGCAGCAGGATGCAGGGCGTAGGCAGTCCTACACCCGCACCGATGTGCTGCCGTTGTGCGCACCGCTCGTTGACCAGGAGACTTTCGATATGCTCCAGGATGTGACAACCTCGCCCTGTGTGGACATGTTCCTCGGCTACGATAGCCACGATGAGCCGACATGGACGGCTGTTACCGTAGAGGCTGGTCAGTACACCAAGGACGTGAAGAAACCCGAACAGGACTTCCTGTTGAATGTCATATTACCCGAAATCCCCACGCAGACGCTATGATTACCCAGCAGTTATACATTGACGGCAAACTCGTTGACATCGGCGATGATACCTCGGTGACGCTCAAGCACGAAAGCAACTTGCTTAACGGCGCGGCCTCATTCAAGGCCAACCATTCGCTGACCATCAGTCTACCCGCAACGCTGCATAACCGCAGCGTGTTCGGTTTCTCTGACGTTGTGCAGTCCACTACAGGCGAGGCATACGTCATGCACACCGTGGACTACTACCGCAACGGCGTTCCAGTTATCCAAAACGGCCAGTGCAGCATTATGAGCATGACACCCGATAAGATTGACGTTGCCATCGTGTGGGGCATGAAACGTGCCGTGGATGCCGTCCTCGGCAGCGAGATGACCCTTGCAGACATCAGCACCGATGCTGCCATTGAGTTCCATGCGCAGCCCCAGGTCACGCCGTATGCCACTGCGATGAGTGGAAACACCGAGGTGTTCTATGCTGCGATGGACACCGCCCGCTACCTCAGTGAACTGGAATATTACCACCTCAAGGTGGCGTTTAACAACCGTGAGTGGGACACTGACGGCTTGATGGATGCATCGTCATACCTTCACCCTTCAGTGCGCATGGACTGGTTGCTCGGCAAGATTGAGGAGGCCAACGATATCACGATTGACTTCGACGATCCCGACGGCGAGATATCGTCCATGATTGTGCCGCTTGTCAACAAGATTCCCAACGATATCACTTTCAACGGCGGGTACAAGGCAACCGTCAGCGACCCTGCAACGTGGGGACAACTTGAGGGTAACTTCATCCGCTTTACCACAGCCAACGCATCCGCTATCATTGAGAACCAGTCCAACCCGCCTGAACCCTCGCTGCGATGCCAGACGGCATTCAAGGGTCTGCTGCGGTTCTCGCTCTATATGTACATTGATGAACTGGTTTCGGTTGGTTATCCCGTGTTCCGTTCCAAATACGGCTACCGACTGGACGTGTACATCAACGGCACGGCGCAGTCATGTGTCATCATTCCAGAAGGCACCACATTCATGGCGCAGGAGCGTGACAACAACGGGCGCATAGGTTTCACGGTATCGGGTTCCATCCCCATCAGTATGGATGGCGGTGACGGACTCAGCGTGCGACTGACGTGCATCAGCGGCGGCATTGCGGACGTCACACTCAGTGGCGGCATCCATGTCTACGGTGGTAACATCTGGATCAATGACATCATCGGTTCAGCCAACGAGGTGCAGCCTACGCAGATGTTTCCCGTTGAGGGCAATCTGCCCGAAATCAAGGTTGTTGACCTTATCAAGTTCCTGTGTGCCGTGACGGGAGCCTTCCCCGTCCAGGCATCCACCGATGGCGTTCTCTCGCTCAGGCAAGTGGAGGATGTCTTTGACTGGAGCCGTGCCGTAGACTGGTCTGACCGTCTGCTCTCGCCCACTGACCGAGCAGTCGCAGCCGATATGCACTACACGCCAAGCGGATGGGCACGGCAGAACTGGTGGCGGTGGAAAGAGGATGACACCGTCCTGGGCGACTATGACGGCAGCATCACGGTGGATGACGAGACGATTGACGAGTCGCGTGATGTGATGACCTTCCCGTTTGCTGCTTCGGATGGCAATAACATCCCGATGTACACATCTACGCATGAGTATGACACCGACACGCAGACGTGGCATACCGAGGTCAAATGGAACAAGGTAGAACCGAGGGTCATGCACATGGAGGAAGGCGAGAACAGCGAGGCCGTGGCTTCCTTCGGCTTTGACATGTCAAACATCATCACGAGATATTACTATGACCTTGTGGCAACGATGGCAGAACCCGTCATCATCACCGAGACCGTGCGCATGACAGACTTGCAGTTCATGTCGCTGGACGAGACCAAGCCGATATTCCTTGCACAGCACGGTGCCTATTTCGCCCTGCTTTCCTGTGAACTCTCGCAGAACGGCACGGCAAAGGTTGAACTTCTCAAACTCAAAAAACAGGAGGAAATGTAATGCCAACCCAGACCCAACAGGTTGAAACGATACTCAAACTGAACGTAGACTACACCGAGGGCATCAAGGCCGTCGGTCAGTACATCAACGAGATAAAGAAACTGAAGGACGAGCAGGGTACCTTGAATAAGGCGCTCAAGGCTGGTCAAATCAGCGAGCAGCAGTATGGTGATGCGATGGCCAAGAACAAAGCCGTCACCACGCAGTTGAACGGCGAGATGAAGGTCTTGACAACCGAAATCCGCAAGAAACTGGAGGCTGACCGAGCCGAGGCCAAGCAGATTGACATCAACACCGCCAGTTACAACAAGTTGTCGCAGACCTACACCGAGATGAAGAAGAAAATCAACGAGATGGATGCGGCAGAACGGCAGCGCAACAAGGCGTACATTGACCAGTCAAAGGCTGTCTATGAGCGCATGAAGGCTCTACAGGCCGAGACTGGCAAGATGCAGTTGAATGTCGGCAACTATCAGGCCGCCATCACGCAAGCCATCACGGGCAACAGCAAGTTCGCCTCCTCGCTGATGGGCATGGCTGGCGGTGCCACATCCGCAAGCGGTGCATTGGGTATCGTGAATGCCAATGCTATGGCGCTGGGTCAGACGCTCATGACGCTGCTTGCCAACCCTGTCTTCCTCGCCATCGCAGGCATTGCGGGTGCTGGAATGGCGTTCTCGTTTTGGAAGGACTACAACGACGGCCTTGCCGAGGCATCACGCCTCACAGCGCAGTTCACGGGTCTTGCGGGGGATGCAATGGATGACGTGCGTGATTCCGTACAGGCCACGGCGGACACTTTCGGCAAGGATTTCAAGGAGACCCTGCAAGCGACCGACACACTTGTCGGCCAGTTCGGTGTATCGTGGGAAGAGGCCAACGATATCATCAACAAAGGCTTTGCGGCTGGTGCTGACATCAACGGCGACTTCTTGTCTAAGGTACAGCAGTTCGCACCCGCGCTGAAGGATGCTGGCTTGTCTGCCGAGGAACTCGTGGCCGTCATCCAGCAGACCCGCAGCGGCATCTTCGGTACAGACGGCATCCAAGTGATTTCCAAGGCTGGCCAGTCACTGCGCAACATGACCAATGCAACGGCAGAGGCGTTGCGTGGTGTGGGCATCAACGCCGACGAGATGAAGGCGAAACTTGCAGACGGGTCACTGACTATGATGCAAGCCATCCAGCAGATATCCACCGCACTGAAGAACGTGGGCGGCAACACACAAGAGGCTGGTGCCATCATCAGTGATGTCTTCGGCAAGAAAGGCGTGTCTGCTGGCCAAGAGCAAATCAAGGCATTTGCCGACCTTGAGATGTCGCTTGACTCGCTCATTGAGAAGGAGGGCGAATACGGAAAGACACAGCAGGAACTTGTGGAGACACAGGAAGAGCTGAACAAGTACACATCCGCATTGTTCGGCATGGACGGCTGGGATGTGATGAAACAAAAAGCCGAACTGCTTGCAAAGAAGGGTCTGCTTTCCATCATCAAGGGACTTGTAGACATCATCAACTACATGATTGACTGGTACAATGACAGTTTGCTCATGCGCAGCGCAGTCAATTCGGTTGTAGCGAGTTTCAAGACTGCATGGACGGTTATCAAGACGTTCTTCAACCTCGTTATCGATGCCGTTAAAGGCACGGGTAACCAGTTGCGAGGTTTCGGCGGTATCATTGAGGGTATCTTCACGTTCTCTGCCGACAAAATCAAGGACGGATGGGCAACACTGACATCCGCTTTTGCAGGGACGTGGCGCAGCATGGCGTTGGATGCCTTTGCAGGGGGACGTGAGGCCGCAACCAACTATATTGAAGGTTTCAACAAGACCGTCAACGGCAGGGTGGCGCACATTGATTTCGCCACATCGGTTGATAGTGGCGGCTTGTCCACTGGAGGCGGGATAACCACCACTGGCGGCGGTTCTGCTACTGGAGGCTCAACGGGTGGTGGCTCAGGCAAGGGTGGAGGCTCGTCCACAAGCACTGCCGATCGTGAGGCACAGGCACTTGCCAAGGCCACCGAGAAGGCGCAGCAGATGATGCTGAAGAACTATGATGACTACACCAAGCAACAGGTCGCAGCAGCGCAGAGGCGTTATGAACTCTTGCTTGCCACCGTCAAGAAAGGCAGCGAGGATGAACTGAAACTGCGCCAGCAACAACTTGACTTGCAGCAACGACAGGAAGAGGAAGGTATTGAGAAATCGGTTGCCGATGGGACGGAACGTGCTTACCTCCTCCAGTTGGTCTATGAGAAATACGAGCAGCAGCGTGCCGCACTCGTTGCGCAGTACCAAAAACAGCAGGATGATGCGATGGCACAGGCTGTGGCGAACGATTTCACGTCACGCATACAGGCAGCAGCCGACAACGAGCTGGAGCAGGAGCGTATCAAACTGGAACAACTGAAATACCTCCGTGACAATGCCCGTCAGATGGAGGGAGAGTCACTGGAGGCGTGGAACGCACGGCGGTTGCAGCTGGAGCAGGATTTCCTTGACCAGAAAAAGGCACTTGCAGACAAGGAAGTTCAGGTGCAGCAAGTGAAACTGGATGCCTACTCATCCATCGCAGGAGGCATTGCCAAGGTCTTTGATGTGATGGGAGACAGCGAGAGCGACTTTGCCAAGATTTCCAAGGTCATAGCGTTGGCAGAGATTGCCATCAACACTGGTAAGGCCATTGCAGCTGGTGTTGCTCAGGCTCAGTCCGTTCCGTTCCCCGGAAACATCGCAGCCATCGCCACAACCGTGGCCACAATCCTTGCCAACATCGCCACGGCCATCAGCACCGTCAAGTCTGCGCACTTTGCCAAGGGTGGCCTCATCCAAGGGAAAGGCACCGGGACGAGTGACAGCATCACGGCCAAGGTGTCCAACGGAGAGAGCATCATGACGGCCAATGCTACTGCATTGTTCAGTCCCTTGCTGTCGGCCATCAACCAGATTGGCGGCGGCGTTCCCATCATCCATAGCGGCTCGTCACAGGTCGGCGAGGATATGCTTGCGGCTGCCATTGCAAAAGGTTATTCTATGGCTCCTGCACCAGTGGTGAGCGTGCGTGAAATCAGTGACGTGAGCAATCGTGTACAGGCTATTGAGGACATGGCATCGGTATGACGAGATACGAACTCATAAAATCTGCCGAGAGCATCCTGCGGCTGTGCGAGTCGGCTGGCATCGTCCCCAACGAGGCGAACTATCTGCCTGTCTACGAGGACTGGCAACGGCTGACCAAGGAGGGACACAAGAAGGTGTGGATACTGGCCTACCTTGCACAGCAGTACAACATCAGCGAGGCGACCGTCAAGCGCATAGCACGGAAGATGGGAAAACGGGTCAAGGCGTGACCCGCAAGAAAGGCGAAAAATTTCGCCTTTTGCTTTTTTCTAACACTAACTTTGTAAAATCAAAACGAAAAACTATGGCAGTACTTAACATCTACAATGATATCCAAAGCGAGCAGGATAAGGCTGTGACCCGTATGTGGGGCATGGAGCCTGGCATCTCGTTCCGTGATATCAACGAGTTCTGCGATTCCCTACCAGCCGATGACAAGGCCATTGACGTGCATATCCACTGCAACGGCGGTGACGTGTTGGAAGGCTGGGCAATATATGACCGACTGCGTGCTACGGGCAAGGAAATCACCACCATCGTTGACGGTACGGCTGCATCAATGGCCACCGTCATCATGATGGCGGCACCGAAGGAGAGGCGCAAAGCATACGCCAACGCCCAAATCCTCGTCCACAACCCGTGGCTTGACCCCGCTTGGGTCGGTTCTAACGGCATGGCCACCGCTGATGACTTGGAGAAGGCCGCTGCCAACCTCAAGGAACAGCAAGACCGCATCCTTGACCTCTACGTTGAGCGTTGCGGCTGCGATCGTGAGGAAATGGCGGCACTCATGGCCGAGGATAAGTTCATCAGCGTGGAGCGTGCTATGGAACTTGGCATGGTCGGGGAAATCATCGCACCTATTTCAGCAAAAAGTGTTAACAATATGAGTATCAAGGACAAGATTATCAATGCCATCAAGAGCGTGTTCGACAACGACACCGAGGGGGGGGCCCGCATGATGGCTATGGAACTGGCCACCGCCAGTGGTGACACCCTGCGCATTGAGCGTGAGGAAGGCGCACCCGCTGTCGGTGACGTGGCAGAGCCTGACGGCGAATGGCTCATGCCCGACAACACCACTATCGTGGTAGAAAACGGCGTCATCACCGAAATCCGTCAACCCGAAGAGGAGGCCGAGGTTGTGGACGAAGGCGGTGAACAGGAAGGAGATGCAACGGCAGAGGAAACCGACGGTGAGCAGAGCGAACTGGAGAAGGAGAACGAGGCACTGAAAGAGCGCATCGCAGAACTTGAACAGCAACTCGCAGAACTCACCGAGCGTCTTGCAGAGGCTAACGCCAACGCCAAGACCACCGAAGACCTGCGCATCCTCAACATGGTAACGATGGGCGGCGGTTACGAGAAGGTGGCTGCATCCATCAAGAGCAACTACACGCCCGAAAAGCGTGAACCTGTGACCTCAAAGGCAGAAGAGGCTGTCCAGCGCAACTACCTCAAGGAGCGCATCGAGGCCGCAAAGAACAAGAAGAACAAGTAACAACATAACAACAAAAAGGAGATAACAATGGCAACTTTTCTTGAGAATTTACTGATTCAGCCTGAGAACATCACCGACCTCTCCAAGCTGATCAACATTGACACCCTGCGTGACGAGCGCATCCAGGACTATGTGCGTGTCGTGCGTGCCAAGAATGGTGACCCCGTCGGTCTTATCGGCAAGGGCAACCCCATCGGCACTACTGGCTGCGGCTGTGACCCCACCTACGGAAGTCTGGCACCCGCCAACATCCTCAAGCGTTGGGAGCTCGGCTGCTGGGTAGCGCCGCTCAAAATCTGCTACACCGACATGGAAGGCACCATTGCCGAGTACGCACTGAAGAACGGCACCGCTATCGGTGACTTGAACGGCACCCAGGTCATGAGCGAGGTCATTTACCCAATCATCAACGACCTGTTGGTAGACCTCATCTGGCGCATCGCCTGGTTCGGCGACACTGAGGCTGAGAACATCAGCGACGGCGGCAGCATCACCAACGGTGTGGACACCGACCTCATCACCGTGGCTGACGGTCTGTGGAAGCGAATCTTTGCACAGGTGGCTATCAACAACGCACAGCGCACCGCGATCACCACCAACACCAAGGCTGCCATGACTGCACAGGGCGCAGCCACCGCACTGATTGACCAGATGCTGATTGACGCTGGCCCCGAAATCATGACCAAGAGCGGTAAGGTCATCTATATGACCCAGGCTATGGCCACCGCCTTTGACCTTGACTTGCGCAAGAGCAACTGCTGCAACCTCCCCTGGAACCAGGTGACCGAGGGCATCACCACCACCACCTACAACGGCATCACCTACGTTGCCGTGGCCAAGTGGGACGAGCTGATTGCCACCTTCGAGAACGGCGCACTGCCCTACCGTGCTATCCTCACCACCAAGGACAACCTGCTGGTCGGCACTCCAGCTGGTGAGTTCGTCAATGACTTTGACTTCTACTTTGACAAGATTACCCGTAACTTCTACATCTACGGAACGGGTAAGATTGGAACAATGCTGCTGGAGGACAAGGCGTTCCAGGCTGCTTATTAATCACACCGTCAAAAAGAAAGGAGATTAGTTATGCCTACCGCATTATGTGAATCAATCATCAGCAAGGACATCGCCTTTTCGTGCGATGAGTTGGCAACCAAGGGTCTTGAGAGCGACGGCATCATCATGAACCGTGGTGATATCGACTTCGCCCAGACCGTCTTCGATACCAACAACCCCAACATCATCAAGACCCTCGTCTTGAAGACTGGCAAGCGTGCCTACGAGGTCATGCAGGCCGGCAACACCCCGTTCACCGGCACCCAGTCTGCCCTTGAGGTCGGAACTTACCGCAACACGTTCACCCACACCGTATCGTTCGTTGTTCTCGCCAATGACCCCAGCACTGCACATGAGTTCATTGACGGTCTTGCAAACGGTACCTTCGTGGCTATCCTGCGCAACAAGCACAAGGGTGGCGTGAGCGGTGACGGCGAGTACCAGATCTACGGCTACAGCCAGGGTCTCGTTGCCAACGAGATTACCAATGACAAGTACAGTGAGGACACTGACGGTGGTTGGCTCGTCAACCTTCAGGAGACTGGCGCACGCATGAGTGCCATGTTCCTGTTCAATACCGATGCCACTACCACCGAGGCTCAGTACGAGTCACTGAAGGAGACCGCCCAGTAAGTCATCACCTCTATGACATACGAAGAGGCTCT